CAGCGCTATGTCTCGCGCTACAACATCAGCAGACCTCACAGCTACAACGACTACCGGTCGCCGGTCTCGAAGGAAAGGTTGGCGGCGTGAACCTTAATCAGTGTCCAAGATTACTTGACCAGTTCAATCCAGTTCGTCTAGGGTGTATTCGATAACGCCCGTAACCCCCTGAATCACTACGTCGATATCGGGGTTAGTCCAGGGGTAAACGTCGACCTCGTCGCCGTCATAAACGGCGAAGCCGGTATAGGCGTCCAAGCGCGTTTCAAGCGTGATGTCGAGCCCGGTCATATGCCGGCTCACGGGTTTGGCGTCGTCAATCAGGCGCTCAAGCTCGCTGAACATTTCTTCAGTGATGCCGGTATCGAGTACGCCAACCCTAAGGGCGAACGTCGCCGGCGGGCCCTCGGGCACCGTCTGCCACCACTCGATCACCTCCAGCAGGTAGCCAAGCGGCTCCACCACCCGGCGCAGTGCGCCTATGGTTCCTTTGCGGGTGTGGATGTAAAACGAAGCCCGTATGGCATTGCGCTTGGCCGCCTCCGTCCAGCGGTCGTCCCAGCGATCAACAGACCAGGCCCACGCAAGGTGGGGCAGCAAATGAACGGGGCACGTCGTAGGGTTATAGAGAGAGCGCAGCGGGATCACGGTTCGATCCGCGCTCGCCGCCTCAATCGCCCGTTCCAGCTGAGTGCTATTGATCGGCAGTAGACTCTTCATGTCACTCCCCCAGCTTGACGCTGTAGCCCGTGCAGAACGCCGCCTGTGCCTGCGTGGGAGCAAGATCCTGCCAGTCGATCAACTCAACGCGTGAAACCCCTGGAACGTGCAGTTGCGCGTCTACAGCGGAACGCGCCACCTCGACGCCAAGGCGTTTGCGCGGGTTGACCCACGCAGCGAGGCGCCTTTCCGCCTCGGCCAGAGCGACAGCGCTTTCAGGGCCTGGGCCTTTCATGTGCAGCACCGCGTCAATGCGATACGGCAGCACCTGGGCGCTTTGCACTGTCAACCGGTCGCCCAACGGCCGAACGTTTTCGTCATTGAGCGCACGGGCTACCACGGCCAATAACTCAGGGCCTACCGCCCCATCCCCCTCCAACCCCAGCACCGTTACCGTAACGCACGCCGGCGACGGGCTTTCCGCCGACGCATCCGCCACCAGGGCAGACGCATTGCGCGCATGCAGCTTGTAGCTGTTGCGCGGCCCCGCCGTGGTCAGGCCCTCATAGGCCAACTGGATCCGCTCGCGGTAGGCATCGTTGCCTTCGGTGATCTTCTCCACCGGTGGAACTGCGCGCAGGTCTTCCGCCTGGATCACCAGGCGAGGCGTGTTGACGTTCGCACCCAACTGATCGAGGTCACTACCAATCGCATGCGCGAGCAGCAATGCCTTGGCGGCATCGTTTACCCGGGCACGATCACCAATGCCCACATAGGCACTGACCTCCAGCAGCTTGACCACTGGATCGCTCTCAAGCGGCGCACTCCAGTTGTCGCCCATGAATCCCCGAAAGACACTGAGCCTTTCTGCATAAGCCTCTTCAAAGTCCAAGGGCTCAAGCACGTCCGGCGCCGGCAACTCCGACAGGTCAACGATACTCATACACTTACCTCTAGCAGTACGTTTTCGCCCTCGTAACTACCGGTGACTTGGATTTTGATCAGCCCTCCCAAGACAGAGACGGCCTGTACGCGTTCCAGCTTCAGGCGAGGCTCCCAGCGGCCTAGCGCCCTGCTCGCCTCAGCCTGAACCGCTCCCTTCCAGCCTTCGTTTACTGGCAGATCCACGTAACGGCGCAACTTGCTACCATACTCCGGCCGCTCCCGACGGCTTCCCAGCGGGGTGCTTAGAATGTCCCCGATGCATTGCCGCAAATGAGCAATACCCGAAATGGGCTGGCCGGTGTGGCGGTCCATTCCGATCATCTAAGTCACTCCTGCAGCAGTTCAAATTCCTCGTTGGATTTGAGGTAATCCAGCGCTTCAGCGTCAGTTGCCGGCACCGACACACGCTGCTTGAGGACCGCCAGAGCGCGGCCACTGTCGGGCAGAATCAGGGTGCGTGAGTTGTAAAGCTTGTCGCGAAACGTTGAGCCAGGCCCAGCGCCGGCAACGGGTGTTTCAGAAGTCTTGGCCATGGTTTCCCCCGGGTACAAAAAAGCCCGCACGCGGCGGGCCTGTGAAATTGAACGACTAGTGTTTGTGGTTCGCGCTGTTGCCGCCGGCGTCGATGATCTTGCCGGCACTGGTGATGTCCTTCACCGCATGCAAGGCGCCCTGGACCGCTACGTTTTTCGTGACGGACAAAGAACCTTCAATGGCAACGTCTGCAATCAACTTGACGTTGGCTGTCGTGACCGTCACCGCGTTATCCGTAACAACCGCCTCGGTCGCACCTACTTTGATGGTCACCGTGCCCGTGGGCAAAGTGATGGTGTAGCTCCTGGCCTTCCAGTCGTAGACCAGAGAGCCGCCATCGTCGAACCGCCACACCTCGACATGATCACGGTTATCCGGTGGGGCACCGGCGCCGCCATACAGCCCAGGTACAAAAGTGCCCATTCCTGCCTGGCCGCTGGGATTGAACAAAATCCCCTGCTCGCCCAGGCTCGGCGCACGCCAGTGTCGAGCCTTCCCTGCCGCCTGGCCGTGCCAGCGCACCCAGGCACTCACCCACTCACCCGACTTGACCCGCACGGCCGGGGCGATCAAATCCACCCCGACCACCACACACGGAATCAACATGGCCGCGATCATCCGGTCATGCTCGCCCGTCTGATAACTCATGGCGCGCCCCTTGGACTGTCAATGTCCGGGTACGCTTCAAGGTTCAATCTAAGCATGCTGGGCTTCTCTTCAGGGAAAGGCCAAACCTCAACCCCCAAATAGACTTGGTGAGTCCACTCGACCACCCACACAACATAGCCATCCAGCTCAGGCTTGGTCCAATCCTGAGTGGCTCGCTCAAATTGCGCGACGTTGATCTCCAGGCCCCAGCTTTGCTGTCGGAGCAGCACCGCCAACTGCGACACCAGGTGTACAGCTTGCTCATGGTGATTGGCTTGTATCGGGTCAACAATGATCCGGGCCTCAAACTTGCAGACCAGGCTGGATTCGCCAGTACCGATATCGATACCCGGTTCAAACTCAGCCATTTCGAGAAACACAGACGGCAGTGGAATGCCTTGGTTTTCCTGTATATCCGGCCAAAACACAACCGCCTTGATGCCCGACAGATGCTCCGTCAGGTGTTGCTCGATAGCCTGGTACAGCTGACTCAGGCTGAACGGCTCATCGGACATTGGCGCTCCCCTTCAGATACTTCTGCAGTTCGTAGTTGAGCTCTTGCTCAAGGACAACCAGCAGCTGTTCATCGGCGCGTTTGATCCACGCCTCAAAGTGCGGCCGGGCTTGCTCCAGTGATACCTTGGCTTTCGCCAGAGGAAAGCGGTTGTCGTTTTCCTCAACGAAACCACTGCGCCGACGGCCCTGAGTCGCCTCAGGGTAGTCATCGCTATTGAAGTGCTTGCTCGCAGTACGGATCCAGATATCGGCGCTGCCGCCGTACACCTGCTTGTAAAATGCACCCTGATAGCGACGCCCCGCCACCGACACACCCCGGCCGGTCTGACGCACCCGACCGATGCGGCTGGCCTCGATCGCGTTGAGGCCGAACCACAACTTGCCGCGCATCGCACCGCCGCTGGTGGGGTAAGCCCGCAAACGTTGCCGGACGGCGCCAATGGCGATGCGCTCTTGTTTGCCCACTGCCCTGGCGATATGGGTACGCAGCCACCCGAGGGTTTTGTTGATCGCTCGCCGCTGTGCAGCAGCTGCTGCCTTTGGCACCAGCCGGCCGAAGTCCTGAAAGCACTTCAGGTCTGCCTGCGAAGGCTGAATATTGATCAATCCGCCGTCGCGCTTCTGCTGTGCGTAGCTGCCGACGCTCATGGACGCTTCCTCAAGATCAGGGCCACTAGGCCATCGCCGCCGGGTTCCAGCTGCAGCAGGTCATATTCCCCGCCGCCGTCCAGGACCGGCAGATCGACAGTGACGCGCAGGCCTTTGATCAGGCCGTCCGAATCACGTACGCGGATCTCAAAGCGCGGCTCTCGGATGGCCGTTTGGATCTTGCCAAACTGCGGCGACTTCCATGGCGCCATGAACATGCCCAGCACCGGCTCGGTGCGACCTTCGATCTGGGCGGAATCGCCCAGGGTTTCGAAGACCACGTCGTCGATGTCCTCGATCAGATCGCGAAACGCCACGATCAGAGTTCCAGCAGGATCTGCGCCAGGGGACGCGTGCACAGGTGCAGCGGGTTGGACTGGGCTTCACCTGCTACACCCTTGTTGAAGGGCAGCGGCTCGATCTTGCTGTAGTACGGGATGCCTTGGGTGTTGACCGTTTCCATGTAGTCAGCCGGTGCGAAGGACGAGATGTACAGATCAGGAACACCTTCGGGAATCAGCAGAGCCTTATCGTCATGGACGAACGAAATGCCGGCCACCTTGCCGCGATAGCGCTCCCAGACGATCCCGCCGAACTCGAAGCTTTCACGGGCATCGCCGCGCAATGCCGCAGCCTGCTGGGTATTGAGGTAGGTTTCCTCCACCGACTTGTGGGTGATCAGTTCGTTCCAGAACGTTTTCCCGCAAAGAGCACGGGACCCCGTGCTGGTGATGCTTCCAAGCGCATCCTCCTGCATATCAAGCGCTTCACCGCATTTAACTCGAACCTTCGTGTCGGGATTATTCAGTTCCATTCGTAGCTTTTTGCGGGATACACCGAAGGTTTTGTAGATATCCAACAACACCGTCTTGCCATCGGCATCCAACACTTGGCCGTTCAAGGCTCCCATACGCTGGAATTCGTGAGTGGCATCCAGTTGACGGCGAGCCTTTGCCAGACGCTTGTTGACCACATCCTGTACAGACTGCAACTCGGTACGCGAGCCAAAAGCGCGAATGCCCTGGATCTCATCAGCCTTGATGGTGAATCGTTCCGGCAGGTGCACGGTGTTGAAAGGGATCAACTGACGCTTGGTCGCGCCGACCACCAGGCCAGAGGTACCGCGTTCACCCGCTGGCACCAGGGCCAGGGTGTCACCGTCCTTCTCGATCTGAACGGTGATCGTGCTGATGCCCTCTTCGCGAAACAGACCCAGGCTGCTGATGCGGCCCGGCAAGTATTCCTGATCATTGATTGCAGCGGTCAGGGAGGAAACGCTGAACGCGTCATCTTCAAAAATGGCGATATCGGCCATGGGTACTCTCCAGAAACGAAAAATCCCGCACTTGGCGGGATGAAAAAACATGGTGATCGTCTTAACGGACGATGATGTGATTAACGCCCAGGGCCTTCTCGGCGGCGGGATCGAGGCCGGTCAAATGCGCTTCGCTGACTTCGGCGAGCCGCACAATGGCACGACCCCGCCTTACCACATCCGATTCGCCCAACGGCCCGTAGAGGATCGCGATAGCATTTTCAGTGCCATCCTCTGCAGTAGGCTTATACGGCGCAAATTCGCTGGTTGAGGTGATCAGGCCCAGGATCTGGCCCGGTTCGAGCGCGGCGCCGGCGGCGACATTGATCGCTTCGCGGGAAATGTTGCCAGCACCCTCGGACAGCAGGAACTCGCCCGCGTGCATCGATTCAATTTTCATGCTCTTGCTCCTTTCGAGTTTCCGTTATGAGCCGCCTGACGGGAGCTCCAGATTGCTTGGGTGTCGACCTGCTTGGCCTTGACCGTGGGTTCGGGGTCATTGTCCAACGGCAGACTGTTGTTGATTTCAAAGCCGCCGCCACTGCCCACCAGTTTGTCGAACAGTCGCGCCCTGACTGCGGCTTCGTCCAGGCCGGCGGTGATGAATTCACCGGCCAGCTCGGGCAGTCGTGCGGCAACGCACAAACCGTGCAGGGCTTTGGCCTTGGTCAGCGCCGCCTGGATCACGGCTTCGCTTTCGAGATTGGTTGATGCCAACAGTGGTTCCACCAGGTTGCTGATGCCTGCTGCTGCGCAACCTTGTGTGACCATCAGCGCCAGTTTTGCCGCGTCCACCACGGGAGCCGGCGCCGGTGGAACGTTCGGCTCTGGCAGTTCCACCTCTGGCTCTTCATCGAGCTGGGCGAGCAGCTCAGGCGGGGCATGCTGGAAACGTTGCAATACACTTCCCTGGCCGAGACAGGCACTAACCTTGAGGCCGTCGCCCACTTCATCGGCCAGACCAAGTGCCACCGCTTCGTTGGCCGTGAGCCAGGTTTCAGCGTTAACCATGCGCCGTAACTCGGCCTCGTCGATGTCCGGCGCCTTGGCCTTGTAGGCCGCGATGATCGCTTCAAGGGTCTGGTCCAGTACATCGGCAACACGGCGGAAGTCGTCCGCATCGCCACCGGTGAAGGTGTAGGGGTTGTGGATCATCAACATCGCATTAGAAGCGATCACCACCCGATGAGCCCCGCACACCGCGACACTGGCCGCACTGGCAGCCAGCGCATCAATGCGGCCGGTGCAACGCTCACCCAAGCGCGACAGCGCGTTGTGGATCGCTAGGCCGTCGAACAGATCGCCACCGATACTGTTAAACGCAACGATCACTGGCGATACACCGTCATCAATGGCGCGCAGAGCTTGTACGAACTGATTGGCGGTGACACCCCAGGCGCCGATCTCGCCGTAGACGAAGATCTCGATATTGCGCTGCTCGGCTTCGCCGCTGGCCTGGAGCGTGTACCAGCTTTTATCCGCGACGGTCACCTGCTTGCCCGCCTTGTCATAAACACGGGGTTTCGTTTTTTTGCTCATGGTTGTTCCTTGTCATCGATCGTCTCGATGGCTTCAAGAGTCGTGTAGTTGAGGCCGAGGCCCGCGGCTCTAGCGAGATCGGCGGCGTTTTCGGTATCGACCGTTTCCGCGTCGTAGCCGGTACGCAGCACCATTTCGCTGCGTGAGGCAAAGCCCGCCCGCACCTCCATTTGGCGCGCCTGTACGTCCTGAACCGGCTGGATATAGGCCCACCCTTGGGGTACCCAACGCGTACGCAAGTATTCGCGTCGACGTTGCGCGTAGTCCTCCAGCACCAGGGCACCGGACAGCACCGCCATGTCCATCCAGGCAGCCCGCACCGGACGACATAACTGGTGCACATACACGCCGAACTGCAGTTGCTCCAGGCGCCGCCGGAACTCGTTGAGCACCACCCGGAGCGCCCGGTCGTTGACCTCGCGCATGTCGCCGGTGAGGATCTCGTAAGGCGTGCTCGAACCCGCCGCCGCAGCCATCAGTTGCTGCCGCATAAAATCCGGGTAGTTGTTGCCGGCATCTGGTGGCTTGGAGAACTCCACCTCTTCACCTGGCCCCAGCTCCTGCATGGTGCCGGGCTCTAGGGCAACCATCGGCGTGAAGCCGTCGCGGTCAGTGGTCAACAACTGCCCCGTGACAGGGTCACGTGGTTGTTGCCCCATCTCCGGTGATGGCCGCTTGATGAAGCCTGCAAACAGGTTCGCCACTTCCTGGCGGAACAGCACCGCGTCGTCGTAGTTATCCAAGCTGCGCAGGCGCTTCAGCACCGGGGCCAAACGCGGGACGCCGCGCAACTGCCCGGGCTCCATCGGTTCAAAGATATGCAGAACCTGTGTTGCCGGTACGCGCACCAATTGGTTGTAGCCAGCGTTCAACGACGACGAGTCGCGGGGATGCGATAGGTACATGTAATACGCCACACGCTTGCCCGCCGGGTTGAACTCGATCCCGGCGCGGATCACGTTACCGTTTTTGGCCATCTCGAATTTGTCGTGAGGGACAAATTCAGGCGCCAGCGCCTGCAGCTGCAGCGGCACTGCCAAACCTTCGCTCGGGCTGCGGGGTCGCAATCGCACAAAGCATTCACCGGCCGTTTCTACGGTGCGCGCCACCAGGGCCTGCATGCCGTAGAAGTCGGTCAGCTCATCGGCGTCTGCCTCATCCACCCAGTCATCCCACAGCTGCTGCTTGAGCTTGCGCAGCTCGGCGTCGTCCGTGGTCGGCCTGGGCGTAATGCCGGTGCCGATCAGGTTGCTGACGCGTTTATCGATGACGTTGAACGCGTACGGGTCATTGCGCACCGCCGCCCGCGAACGCGCACGCAGGTTGCGCAGGGCTGGGGTGTTGATACTGTTGATGCCGTTGTCCGTAGCCTCCCAACTGGCCGAACGTCGGCCCTCACCGGCGCCTTCGTAACTGGCCTTGATGTTCGACGGCAGCAAGAATCCGTTACGGGTCAGCGTCGGATAGTATCGAGCCATTAGAGTCCCTTGCCTCCGTGGGTAAGCCGGATCACGCGAGAGCGCGGCCCGGCAGCGTTGGTCAGCGACGTGCGGATCTCATCGCGAGCCTTGAGCAGTTCGTCGATGGAGCGGTACTCCACCGTGCGATCGCTGTAGCGCACGGTCTTTTCACCGCGCGCAATCGCGCGCTCGATGACTTCGAGGTGCTTGGGGGTAAACGACATATCAGCGTCTCTTGAGGTAACCGCTTGTACTAATGCGGCGTGAAGAAGCGGCCATCGGCTGGTGGCGTGGAATAACGGGTTGGACAGGAGCTGCAGGCGGCTCAGCTGAGAGCTTTTCCGCAGAGGGTGACGCCTCAGGTTTTCCGGTTGACTGTCGAACTACTACCGGATCAGCTGGCACTGTTTTGTCTTCGAACAAGTGATGCTGCATGAGCGACTGCCGCACCCGATCCCAATCACTTTCGTGATAACGCCCCAAGCCTAGGTATTCAGCCATGGCTAAGGAATACACCATCAGATCTAGCGCTTCGTTACGATCAGCCTTGCCCTTGGTCCATTCGATGCGCCAATCATTCCTCACAAAACGAGCGACTTTTCGTTCAGCCACGCATTGTGCAAAGAAATCGTCAGGCAGATCCTTTGCAAAGTGCAACGCGCCGGGTCCTGACACCAGTGCATATCGGTTATATATCCAGTCCTTTGCTGTGTCTGTGCCAATCATCCAGAGCTCAGCACCGTTTTTTTCAATATTCCCGCGCCAGTTGACATCAACGCGGGACGGGCGCTGTGCGATAACCGGCTTACCACTACGACTCTCGCCCTTCACTGCGAAGATATTTCGCCAACGACGAATACGACAGAACTGATAAACCTCATGCGTGTGGTGACCACCCGAGTCAATTGCTGTGGCAAGAATGCTTAACCCTACGCCGCTGGGATGCCGGTATCGGACTTTGAGCTTTTCATCCAACGCCTCCCAGGTTCTCTCGTCTGAAGGATCGCCCACAATGACCTGGTGATCGACAACCCAGCGCTCCAGCCCCACTCCCCACCCCATCACCATAAACTCAAGACGATTGCCTTGGACGTCTACCGCAGCAGTCAACATGAGCGCGCCGGTTGGTACGGTACCGAGGAAGTAAGTTTCTTGCAGCGCTCGGGCTTGAAGCTCATCAGCTTTGGTCTGTTCTAGTGCACTGTCCCAAGGCAAGCCAAGCCTAGTGTTGTAGAAAACTTGCATGAGCGACTGATTGCCCTTTTTCTGCTCGCTCAACGCTGAATCGAACTCACGGGCTAACAGGGTCCAACTGGTCCATCCAAGGGGTGCGTAGAGAGCGTTGAGTTGAAATCCGATGGTTTCGCCGTCCCCATGTGAGTGAGCACGCCACTCACCCTTCGCAAGCATCGTGGCCTTTTCATGCTCATCAATCAGTGCGCCGCAATCAGGCCCATTGCATAGGTACTGAACCTGGGCATACGCCTCGTCCCACTTCAAATGTGACCAGTCGAGTACCTGCATATGTTGGCAGTGCGGGCACGGTACGTAAAAGTGACGCTGATCGCTTATGCGAAAAAGGTCATCAATGCGCGATCCCCCCTTGAGGGTAGGTGTGCTTGAAAAATAGAACTTAGCGTTGCGCCCAAACGTTGAAGCGCGGGCCTCGGCAAGCTTGACCGGATCACCCTCACTATTCAGATCCATTTCCCAACGATCAATCTCGTCGCCGTAAACGTAGCGCACAGACTTTTCTGCAAGGTTGGAAGACGATCCAGCGGTCGCAATGAACAGCCTCCCCCCCTCAAATTGTTTGACCCCTGAGGTGTTAGTACCCTCCCTTGAACGCGGCTTAACGATGCGCTCGCGCAGTTCGGGAACCACCTCTACGGCTTGATCAAAACGTGCGGCAATGTCATGTGCCAAACGCTGCGTCGGTTCTAGCAACAGGATATTGGCCGGCGCCATATGAATACAGCCGCCGATCCAGTTCAAAGCAATCTGCGTCTTCATCAACTGCGAGGCGATCATTGTCACCACCCGCTTACATGGATGCGCCGGCGATAAACATTGCATCGGCTCCCGGGCATAAGGCGTGCGTGCCGTGCGGTAGGGACCCGGCTCAGCACCACCTTGGCTTTGGGGGATCCGCATGTAACGGTCAGCCCACTCGTCAACCCAAAGCTCAGGCTCAGGCCGTAGTCCGCGAAAGTAGCCAGTCCGGTATACCTCAGCGCCGTCAGCATAGGTGGTCATGATTAATTCCCCGTGTTTGAAAGCGCACGCTGTAAATCGGCAGTAGACATGCGCTCGGCGTCTTCCAGTGAGCGGCGCAGTGCAGCCAACAAGTGCTTTTCCACCTGCCATGGGTCGTTCATCGCCGCTAGTTCCGGTGCGATCTGGGTCGGCATTGTCATGAGCAAATCACGCAGCAGCCGGCCTGTATCGAAGGCTGCTCTGTCGACTACAGCAGACTCAACCAGTACCCCCTGATCCTTGTAAAAATCAGCCTCGACACTGAGCGATGCAAAGTGCTCCTTCCGAGCCCGCGCCTTTTGGAAGTCAGGCAAAGCGTCGGCAGCGGATAGACTCGCAGGCGGCGCAGCCTGCAAAAGCGGCGCAGAGATATTAGGGACTGCATTACTAAAACTCTGTTTGGTCTGCCGCTCACGTTCGTGACGGGCGGCAACACCGGCCTTGCTGGGGTCCGTTGTTTCTTTGATGAGGGATTCTGTCGCATATACATCGACGCGTTTCCCGTCCGGCGCCATTACCAAACGCCCGTTGTCTTTCAGCCAGGTGATGGTGCTGGGCGCCTTCCCAATTCGAGCAGCGAAGGCGCTTTTCGAGAGGTAGAGAGGCTCAGTCATAGGAAACTTTTCAGTCCTTTTTCAATGAGATTTCAGTGATTGAAATTTCAGTAACTTTTCAGTGCTCGCACAAACCGAGTCGCGCGGGTTTCATGCCCCGTGTCCCTCGGATGCTCCCAGGGTCCCCGGCGACTTTTCGGCGCACTGTTTTCATGAATTACGCTATAAGCCACGTATTACGTGGCCTCCAGCGCATCAAGCCTGACCACTGCCAGAGGGCGGCACATCGCACACGCCCAACCGCTTGGCGGCCCAGCGTTCGTACAGCCCGATGGCAACATCGGCGCCGGCCATCGCCGTCAGGCATCCAATGCTCCCCGCCGCCAGGACCGACATGCCTGATGCGTGCAACAACATCATGGTGGAGAGCCCGCAGACCACGCAGGCCCCGGATCGAAGTAGCAAGCGGCGAACCAATGACCAGCCGCTTACCCCCGCTTTGTCGGCCCGCCATGCCTCGCCGGAAATACCGCCGATCAGGGATAGCAGGATCACCATCCAGATCGGCATCTCAATAAGCGCTTGCTGCTCGTTTGTCATCGCCCTACCCCATAAACGCAAAAACCCGGCGCAATGGCCGGGTTCAGTGTGGTGGTGTGTCCCGCTGTCTGCGGTCGCACCTATCGAAGATGTGTACTTTTTACAGGTGGATTCTCATGGCAGCAACCCCGTTTTAATGCCACCCGGTGAATGTCTGGGCTACGCCTAGGCAATGTCGGTGAATATCTTTATTTCGGCTTCCAGCGCCTCCGGCGCTGTCCTACCTGCCCCACCATTCAAAAGGGAGGTAGGACAGCTGGAGCCCACTAAATTCGGGGCTTTGCCCTACTGCCCTACCTCTTTAACTTTCTCTCGTGTAAAGAGAGAAAACTAAAAACACGCATGCGCGCCCACGGCGCGTGATGCATCGCGCTACGCTCGCATGTGCGGAGTGCAATAAGAGGTAGGGTAGTAGGACAGGCCACGGACTGCGCGGCCTGCGGCTGTCCTACCTTGCAGATTCGAGGTAGGACAAGGCCGGACGGTAGGACACATATTGGTAGAGTAATGCCTAGGCTCATGCGGCTTTGCCCGTGAGGAAGCCATCAATGCTCACATGGGCATCGTGCAATCGACGGTAATACGTTGGCGCGCTGCACCCACAATGCAACATTTTCTGGGAGAGGAAGCTTTCCTGATTGCAGTAGTGCTCCCACACCACCACCGCCAGCTCAGGCGCCAAGTGTTTGTTAACGATCAGCTCAATATCGGCCGACTCATCCAACAAGATCCGACTACCGCGAGTACCACGTATCAGCTCGCCTTTGCACTCCATCAACATGGCAATCATGTTGCCGCCACTCGGCCCGCCAGAGCCTTCCGGCATCGGCGAATGCAGATCCTGCGCCCAGAGCTTGAGCATTTCATCGATTCGCTTAATCAAAGCAAGGCTCCTCATCCCCTGCGGACTCAACCTGCAGCGCTGATGCATTGCCCCAATGATCTGGCTTCTTGTAGGCGTACGGACGAATACCACTTTTCGGCAACGGCGCCAGTCGCACCTTTCGCCATCCGAGTCGATGCATGATCGCCCCGACACGCATCTGCTCAGGCTTGCCCCAGTGGCCATAATCGAGTTTCAACGCACCAGCCAAAATATCCTCGCCGCTCGCCGTTGCGCCGATCTGAGATTCTTCCAACCACTTGACGACCGGACCTTCCCACTCATCCACCACAAAGCGCGATTCCTGCGCCTCGGCGAATAGTGTCGACTCATCCCGATTGACCCACCAAATATCACCGGACTGATAACAGAACATCGCTTCGGCCCAGAGCTGGTCGCGGACTTCGCGCAACTGTTCCAAATCGACCTTGGTACACGCGACAGGCCAGTAACGCCGGTTACCCGTGGCGTCTTTGAGATATTCGTCTTGGTTCGTTGTACCCACAAAAACACACTGGCGTGGCACGTCCATCGTTCTTCGGCCGTAGCTCTCGCGATAGGTGTCAGTCGACGCAGAGAAGAACTGCTTCGCCTTGGTGCTTTCAGCCTTGTTGAAACTGTCCAGCTCCCCCAGCTCAATGATCCACTTACCACGGATCGCCTGGAAGCCATCCTTATCGCCCAGGGCGAAAGGTGTATCCATAAACCAGGCACCGCCAAGCACAGACATTGCTGTTGATTTACCGGCACCCTGTGCCCCTTCGAGGATCATCACTGAGTCAGCCTTACAACCTGGCTGCATCACGCGCCCGACCGCTGACACCATCCAGCGCTTACCAACCTTCGAACTGTAGTCAGTTGCTTCAACGCCCATGATGTCAGTCAACCAGGTAGCCAGCCGTGGAACACGGTCCCATTCCAGACCGTGGAGGTAATTGCGTACAGGATGGAAGGCATGATCATGAGCAACCACACTGACCGCTTCGATCACGCTGCTGGCCTTGACCCGAAGGTTGTACTGTTGTGCGAGCCACTTCATTACAAGCATGTCGTCGATATCTGCCCAGTCGCCGACACCGCCACCGTATGGGGCGGCGCGTAACTTCACGATTTTTGAGCTGAAGGCGCTGAATCCGATCACTCCAGCCCAGCGCTCATCGTTGCCGAGGATTAACTCGACGTTCTGCATGTGCGCTATCAGGGAGCCGTTTTCAGTTCGGGCCAATTGATCTTTCCAACCACCAGCTGCAGGAGGCTTGACCACCGCCAACACCTGGTGGCGGACAGCCTCCAATCCCTCGGCAACATGCAGGTCGTTGAAGTCAGTCCACTTGATCTCGCGCTCGCCGGAGAACACAGGGCCGACTACCTGACCACCAACGACCAGCGCGGCGTTGTTTGCTTTCTCTTCGCCTGGGTTCCAAGGGTCACCATTGGGACGCTTAGTTTTCCAGTCGTCGTCCCGGCAGATGATCAGCGGACAGCCAGGAAAGCGCTCGCGCATCGCTTTGGAGACCGGAAGCAGGTTGCCCGCGTCGAAGGCGATGGCGACAGGGAGCGAAGTCGCCATGTGCAGGCTTGCGCCCGTGGCGTAGCCCTCACACACCAGCACCGGCTCGCCGGGCTCAGGGTGCGGGCCGATTAAATGGAAAGCGCCCTCTTTAGACATACCAGGCGGCCAGTACTGCTTATCTCGGCCAGTGTCTTCTTGCTTGACGGGGAAGATCACCTGCAGGCCGACAGTTTGGTCGCGCACATTGCACATGGGGACTAGAAGTGCGCCGGTACGTGGCGCATAGCGAACCCTGAAGCCTACGATCTGCTTTCGGTCCAGATAGGCGCTTTTACCCCTTTCGGGCATGCGCTGGAACAATGCCGATGCACGATTGGCTGCTCGACGTGACGCGTTGGCGGCGATCTCAGCAGCCTTGCGCTTTGCATCTTCCTGTCGAGCACGCATTACCTCGCGCTCTTCCGGGCTCATGCGACCGGTCTTTACCTTGATTTTTTGGGTATCGCCAGATCGCCAATCACCGAAGCTGCCAAAGATCAGCATCTCGTTTTTCTCGGTCCGGTGTTCATGGACCACGTACCAGCCGTTTTTTTCCTTGCCCTTATCCTGGGTAGTTTTGCACCGAGTGAGCTTGCCGAAAACCAACGGCTGATCAGGCTCAAGGCCATAATCCGCGAACTGATTGATTACATCATCGAGCATAACGAGAAGCCCTCAGATCGTCTGCGGATTGGCATTCAACACAGTGAGTGCAACCGGGCTGTGCCAACCGACGAGCTTCTGGAATTGGTTCATCGCATTCATCACAGAACATCAACGAATGCAGAGTCGTGGCGGAAAGCTGGGCTGCGCGAGCAGCCAAAGCCTGATCAAGTCGTTCCTGCACCAGGTCATTTGCAAAATCAGCAATATCAGCCACGTTCCACCCCACGAGTAGTCTGGTTGACGTAACGGGCGCGGTTGTACATCCCCAACAAACCCTGGATGCCGCGAAACACCAACTGGCGGATCTCAGCCAACTCGCCGTTGTCGACCTTGCCGTCGCCAATATGCTTGGCCCAAGTTTCGGACAGGTCCGCTACCTGCCGGAAGAATTGCGCAATTCCGGTGGTGAGGGTTTCAGGCATGTCGTTGGTGTACGACTCGGCCAGCTCCTGCCAGATCGTGTCGCCAACAAGGCCGTGCACAGCGTCGAGAATCCGACGATCCTTGGTCAGTTCGAGGATCTCGCCAAACTCCTGGATGTTGACCGTATGCGAGGGGTGGGTAGGAGACAACTTGTGCTGCAACGTCGTGGCATTGCGGCCGGTGGTGGCGGCGATTGCGGCGGCGCCACCCGGATAATCCCGTGCGGCGTGGTAAAGCGCTAATTCGAGCGTCAGGACTTCCCGCTGTGCTCGATCAACGCAACTCAGAGCAATTCGGCTCATGGCATTAATCCTTATAAGTTGCCAGTGCCGCGCGGCGTGCAGTGGTGTTACATTTGCCGCGTGGCTTGAAAGGGCCCAAACGCCGGCAAGATCCTCAAGATCGAAACCGGCACCGTGCCGAGGTGAGTGATCCGTCTCTCACCTCTGGCGCAACAGCTGCCTAATCTGTGGTGGAAAAGGCAGCAACCCAAGGCATCCGTGCCTTGGAAGCGCGGTAGAGAGAGGTGGTTAGCATGTGGTGTGCCCTCAACTCTCTATCGCGACCCGACAGCACTGTGGTGGTGTGTGCCGGGAGGAACTGGGCGGCCCTTGGGTCGCCTTTTTTCTATCTAACTAAGCAGCTTCTGTCCCAGAAACGTTTTCAATGACACCGAAATGCTCCAAAACCTCAGCAAGTGACACGAAGCCTTCGCTTTCACGGGCCAACGCCTTGATAAGCGAAACGCTAGGGTCTTTGCTTGCATACTTGACGTGAAGCCGGAGATAGCTAACGGCGATACCGCAACGGATTGCGTATGCCTTGAGCGCCTCGGGGTCCAGATGGTTGATGTAGTCACGCAGCTTCATGGGTTGTACCTCCTGAAGCGGCAATTTAACCATTAAGGTTAATTTTTGCAACACCAAAAGGGACATTCACCTTTACGGTTAATCGCGACATGATCTGCTGATGAAAATTTCTGATACCCGTTTACAAAATTTCCGCAGAGTGATGGCTGAGAAAAAGCTGCGCCTGACAGATATTGCTGAAATCTTAGGTAAAGCACCTGCACAAGTGAGTGCGTTTGGGGGTAAAAAACCCACGAAGGGAATAGGTGATCAGATTGCTCGAGAAATTGAGAAGGCGCTGAAGCTACACAGCGGCTACCTCGACATGCCCTACGGGCTTGGAGAATTCAACAACGCAACCGTGCTCAGTCTCACAGGACGTAAATTACCAGTTATAGGATCAATCGCCGCTGGGGCATGGTGCGAATCACAGGGTAGTTTCGACCCTAGGGATGCTGAGGAATGGATCGACGCCCCGGGGCCGGTTGGACCACGTGCGTTCATCCTTCGGGTTGAAGGTATGAGCATGGAGCCTAAATTTGTCGAGGGAGATAAAATTGTAATCGATCCTTCACTAGAGGCATTACCAGGTCACTTCGTTGCAGCTAAAAGAAGTAGAGATCAGGCGGCTACGCTGAAGCAACTGAAGCAGGAAGGAAGCGAACAATACCTTTATGCACTAAATCCAGACTGGCCTGAGCGCATAATAAAGATGACTGAAGAATGGAGCATCTGCGGTAGAGCACGATGGAAAATTTCGGATCTTTAGCTCGTAGGAATTTTATGTCACTCCATCAGGCGAAACCAGTCTCTAAGCGTTAACTTCAACCTAACAATCTCGTCTTCTGCAAGCGGACTACAGTGAGCAATAGGGCCACGAAGCAAATTCAAGCTGTTCATAACTCTATTAAAAGCTTTTTCACTATAAAATATATCCGCAAAATGCACCCAGTTTTTTCTTACCAGATCACCTAACTCTCCGAAGGTAGTGTAATCCAGCTCATCATCAGAGCGTTGTGTGAAAGAAGAGTCAACTTCTCGCTGCATGTTATCCTTCACATTCTTCTTTATGGCCTCAGGCACCTCACCCACATTCCACCAATCACTTCCTAACTCAGACTTCATCTTATCTTTTATAAGTGTTCTTATTGAGACTTCTAGGCAATAAAACAACTCATAATGCACCGCCATCTCTTTGGCTTCCGACCTAATGTCCATCGTAAACTGTGGGTAATAGTCATCATCTTTATCACCAGCCCTGTCGAGCTCATCAGCCCTATGAAGATCTATCTGGAGCCCTTTTTCCACGCTATCAAGAGCTCGCTCGATCATTTGATTCGAAAAAGCGAATATTTTTATTTTATCGTCCATATCACTTCCTCAGGAGATTCTCTCTTAAACTTCTGAAAATCGCGTTAAACACAGAAACATCATCAGTCTTTGGTAGAACGAGGTTAATGGTATAGGACAACCCCAATCTAACATCCGAAAATTCACCGTTATGGGAAAAATCTGCAGTTCCCTTATCAGTACTAATTAACGGCTCTTCCGCTTCTATGTTTTTAAACTCAGCAAAACCTTTTAATGCCTCAAAGGTTCCCGCTATCGCTTTGACCGTTGCATTACCTTTTTCAAGACCAGTCATTTCAACAATCAACCCCTCAAAGTCTGCGCGACTCAAACTATGAGCATATTCATTCCTCGCATATACATCCGAATAGGCGTTCTTAATCGCTTTTGCCATCGCTGATTTTGACGTGGCAGAGTTTGTATTGCGAAACTGTTTATAAAGATCAGTAGGTGTGCCGTCGCTGCCTAACAACCCTAATTTTTTAGCAAGAGGGATAAATGCCCTTGCTCCACCACCAGGGAAACCCAACTCGGTGGCTAAGTAATCTTGCGTAAATCGATCAGGAGTAGCAGCTATCTTTATTTTTTCTAAAATTTTGGTCACTGCGTTAGTGGCGTTGACGAATGCCGGATAATTCTTTGCCATAAAAATCCCTTTTTTCTGCTCAACGGACGGTGAGATGTCATACCAATATCACCTTTCAAGAGCGTCGTCACTCGCAAGTGCTCGCATAATTTTTAACCAAAAAGGGTAATTCCCGATTGATTTATTAACCCTTATGGTTAATATTGTCTTCACTCTTCCACCACAGAGCGAGGCAATACTATGCACACCACAGCCACCTTGCACGTCCACCCGGCCGCTGCTAACCCTTCCCGCATCTTCGAAATCCGCCGCCTGGCAAAACAGTGCGGCTGCGCTTTCTTCGCTTCCAAACCCAAGCTGAAACAGCGCTCCGCGACGGTGCCATTCGATCCAAATGGCGGAGGGCACGCGGCATGAAGAAGTACAAACTCGACAACCGCACCCTGACACTGCTCAAGGCTCAGGTCTGTCTGACCGAAACCTTCAACCACCATCTGCGCGCCGAAACGCAACGCGACGTCATGGCCTTCCGACTGCAGGTCGAACGCCGAAAAATAGACACGCATTTCACCGTTGAGCTGGGCAGCGAACGCCACACACTGACCTTGACCAACAGCAAGAAGATGCACCTCAAGCTTGCTGACTTCATTGAGGAGATCGTCAACGGGCGAACCACTTCCCTCGATCCTTCGTCTCCGCCGCACGCTGATCGCCGTTATGGACTGTTCCAGACTGAACACAAGCAGCAGGTATTCGAGCTGATCCGCACCGGCGGCGCACTCAGTCTCGATATGGGTTTTGCGTTGCCGATCAACTTGGCAATCCACCGTAACAAGACCCGCGCTGGAATCACCACAATCATGAGCATCGGCGTGAAGAAGCCGCGCACCAAGTGTTTCACCGTATGCGGAAGTGACGTGGATATCTATTCCATGGTGGCCGAATCCATCACTCACCTAGCTACCGTGGCTACCCCTGCCGCACATGCGGCTTAGGAGGCCGTGATGGAATGTGACCTCCAAAAAACCGCCAAGTACTTCGGCCTGACCCGTTCCAAGCTGATCGCGCTCATGCGTGACAAGGGCTTGCTCAACGACCGCAACCTGCCGGCTTTCCCCGTGCGTGACCGGGAGTACCTGCGGATCAAAGACAGCAACTGGTACCACGAGAAAGCGGGCATGCAGTACAGCCAGTCGACCAAGGTTCGGCAAGCCGGTATTCGCTGGCTGGCCGAACAGCTCGGCCTCAAACTACCAGCCATCCCGGCTGATAACCGTGACGTGGCCTAGGGAGTACGCCCGCCAGATCGTCGCCATGCGCACACGCGAGGAGCGCAACGCCGCGCTCCTCGAAGTGCCAGAACATCTGCGGGAGCTGACCAAACGCCATTGCCTGAATGCCTGGAATCATCCTCAACGGAAGAAACCCAATGACTGCACACGCTGACCAACAGCCACTAAGACTGCTACCCGCACCCGATCCGGTGACAGTCGAACTGCTGTACCGGACCTTTGGTGACGTTCTGATCCCGGTGGAAAAGTTGCGCGAACGGTACTTCCGGAACCTCAACGAAGGATCTTTTGCCGACGCAATTACCACAGGCCGAATTCAACTGCCCGTGACAACGCTCGTCAACAGCCGCAAGGCGCCGAAGTACGCTCATATCAAGCATGTGGCCTCGCTAATCGACATTCGCGCCTACAAGGCAGATGAAGATATGCCGCGACCAGAAGCCGTCGAAGACGAGGCGTGACATGTCACTGCTAGATCAATGCCGACACTGCGATACACCGTTGTCTGCCGAAGAACAGGCCAGCCGACTGTGTGATGAGTGCAGCTACTTTGCCGCCAACTATCAGCGCAACGACGCCCTCCGAGAGGAGGGTTACATGCCCTATCAGGCCGAGCTGATGTGTGGCCTGGCAGATCCACCAGATCCAGACGACGAATAACACACCAATTGGCTGCCACCACCAGCCAACACACCATCAGGAGCACACCACATGACTGCAATTCAAATATACGCACTGATCAGCATCGTTATCGCGCTTGGGATCCTCTACTGGGTCGGCTACAAGGGCGGCTTAACGGATGGTCGAGCTGAGGGCTACGAGGATGGCCACACTCAGGGCTTCATGGAAGGGATGGACCTGGGCGAGTCAGCAAGCGCTACCGAACTTGAGCAAGTCACCGAACGATGCCGGCGCCTGCAACTTATCTTGGATCTTCAACCACAAGATCGACTCACCCTGTTAGCCATAGCCGAAAAGCTGAAGCTTGCGGCTGACACATTCCGAGCAGTGAGATCCGAGAGCCAGGCAACGCAAGCACTTGCCTTACGTGACAAGGCTCTGGGCATGGCTGCCCTGCTGGATCCATTCACTCTGGAGGATGCAGCATGAACTTCATCCTCACGTTCACCGGTAAGCACTTCAACCTGTACGAGCCAGACGCCGACATGATCGACCCACGGGACATATCGCACTCGTTGGCCCAACTTTGTCGGTTCAATGGCCACACTCGCGAGTTTTACAGCGTGGCACAACACAGCTGCATCGTCGCCGAGCTGGTGCCGGAAGAACACAAGTTAGCGGCCCTGCTCCACGATGCGACCGAGGCGTACCTGGGCAATATGACTCGGCCACTTAAACAGTGGATGCCCGACTACCGAGGATTTGAGGACGTCGTTTGGGGGCGCATCTGTGAACGCTTCGACCTGGCCTTAGATCTACCCGCATGCATACACCAGGCTGACCTGATTGCGCTGGCCACCGAACGCCGCGACCTCATGCCAACCGATCCGGCTATCTGGAATTATTTGGTCGGCGTCGAGCCCATGGTTGAAACCATCCGTCCATGGTCTGCCGCAGAAGCACGAAACACCTACCACCAGCGCCTGATGGACCAACTCGCTATTGAATACCGGAGGAAAGCGGCATGAAGAACCACCAGGACAACGCCAATACGCTGCACGCTTTGCTCCGCGCTGCAGATGGCGTCGGCACACTAGAAACAAACAGTCTCTGCTGCGCAGCAGCAGGCATTATTGCTCCTTCCAGCGCCACCGCCGAGGCACTTATACCCCACGAAAAGCTGCGCGGGGCAGCGCTCAGTGATGCAGCGCTAACCACTTCGCAACGCCCGCTCGCGCAGCCTGTTGTGGGGTATACGCAAGTTTCGACAGGTGTGGAATACCCAGCAGAGGCGAAACCAGGCCGACGTAACCGGTCCCGCGACCTGCCGCGTGAAAATGACACCGCCTTCCAGCCGCAACTATCGCCAGATTGTGCGGGCACTACCCACCTGCGCTTGCGTAGATCCAAACGCACCAGCAAGGCCGAAAGCGAAGTTTTCAAACCCACCCCAATCACCAGCGCAGTCCATACCCAGTTTGGACTCAACCTGATAGGCGGGATTCGCGTTGATCTTTTCGCGGGCGGAGGCGGCGCGACCATGGGCCAGGAGATGGCTACCGGTATGCCGGTAGATATCGCCATCAACCATGACCCCGACGCCATCAGCATGCACAAGCGCAACCACCCAAGCGCTGAGCACCACATCACCGATGTTTATGACGTATGCCCACACAAGGCCACCCGGGGCCGGCCGGTGCTGCACCTGCATGCCAGCCCCGAATGCACCCACCACAGCCTCGCTGCCGGCGGCCAGCCGCGCAGTACCACCAGCCGCTCGCTGTCCTGGGTGGTCATCAAATGGGCCGGTCAGGTACGCCCGCAGATGATCACCATGGAGAACGTGATGCAGGTGCTCCAGTGGGGACCGCTAATCGCCAAGCGCTGCCCAACTACAGACCGGGTCATATGCCGCGACCTGCGTGTTGCCGATGTTGGAGAACGGGTGCCGGTGCAAGACCAGTACCTGATACCCGATCCGAAACGCAAAGGCCAAACCTGGCGCCGGTTCGAATCCATTCTGCGTGGAATGGGTTATGACCTGCATCACGGCAAGCTGAAAGCCAGTGACTTCGGCGCCGGCACATTGCGCGAACGTCTTTACCTGGTGGCCCGCCGCGACGGCAAGCCAATTCAATGGCCAGAGCCTACCCACACGAAAGCTCCGACAAAGGGACAAAAGCCGCAGCTCACCGCAGCCAGTAGCATTGATTGGTCTATCCCCTGCCCCAGCATCTTTCTCGACAAGGAAGAAGGCCGCGCCGCTGGTGTGCGCCGCCCACTGGTTAACAAGACCATGGAGCGTCTGCGCAAGGGCGCCAAGCGCTATGTGATCGATCACGCAAACCCGTTCATCGTCAGCGTCAACCACTCGGGCAGCGACGACTCGCGTGTTCACTCAGTCGACCTCCCTACGAAAACCATTACCGGCTCCCATGGGTTCGCGCTGGTGACCCCAACGCTTGCCCCCTTCATCACCGAGCATGCCAACGGCAGTAGCCAGCGCAACATGCCCGGCGACTCGCCGTTGCGCGCCATCTGCGCAAATGTCAAAGGTGGCCACTTCGCACTGACCGTCGCCTACCTGGCTCAACACAACGGCGGCTACAACGTCACCCCCGGGCACCACCCAACCGAGCCCCTGACAGCGATCACCACAAGCGGCAGTCAGCAGAACGTGGTCACAGCCCACTTATGCACGCTGCGCAAAAACTGCGTTGGCCAACCAATGGATGGCCTGCTGCCGACCATCACTGCCGGCGCCGAGCACCACGCCCTTGTTGCTTACACCCTGGCGCCGGAATACCAGGTGGGCGCAATGCGCGTCGCGGCGTTCCTGATGGGTTATTACGGCACCGATAACATCTACGACCTGCGCGACCCAACAGCAACCATAACAACCCGGGATCGCCTGGCCCTTGTAACCGTCACCATCAAGGGCACCCCTTATGTGATCGTCGATATCGGCATGCGAATGCTCACCCCACGCGAGCTGTACCGCGCCCAAGGCTTCCCCGACAACTACGTTATCGACGTGGGGCACGACGGCCGCAAGTTCACCAAGCGCGCCCAGGTGCGGATGGTGGGTAACTCAGTCTCCCCTCAACCCATGGCCGCGTTGATTCGGGCAAACATGAGCAAGACCGTCACTGAACAGCTGGAGGCAGCATGATGGAATTCCAAAGCGAAACTCTGGCCGACGAAGAGCTGGCTACCATCACCGGCTATCAGATCCCGTCAAAGCAAATCCAGTGGTTGACCGAGAACCACTGGGAGTTTGTTCTGACTGGTGCCCGCCGCCCGATCGTAGGCCGGGTGTATGCCCGGATGAAACTGGCCGGCGTCAAACCTTCCGCAGTCAATGCAGTGGCTGAAACGTGGTCACTCAACCTTGCGAACGTGAGTTGATCGATGCGCCGGAAAAATTCAGCCAACCTGGATCTACCCCCACGGATGCTCCGTCGCAGCGCCACGCTTAAGAGCGGTAAAATCTGGATTGGGTACTACTACAACGGCAGGGACGCCGACGGCAAACGCAAGGAGATTCCGTTGGGCGGCGATCTCGACCAAGCCAAAGTTGAGTGGGCCAGACTCGAGCGCAAGGCACCACCGAAACCTAGCCACCTGCTAGGTGCGCTGTTTGACAGGTACGTCAAAGAGATCATCCCGAAGAAGGGAGTACGCACGCAGTCAGATAACATGAAGGAGCTCAAGCAGCTCAGAAAAGCGTTTGAGCAAGCCCCCATTGACTCAATCACACCCCAGGTGATCGCGCAGTACCGGGACGCCAGGACTGCAAAGGTGAGGGCCAACCGTGAAATCGCGCTGCTGTCACACATGTTCACAATCGCCCGTGAGTGGGGCCTGACCACCAATGCCAACCCCTGCTTCGGAGTTCGTCGCAACAAGGAAAAGCCCCGGGACTATTACGCCGGAGATATCGTTTGGAATGCGGTGTATACCGAAGCGGTGCAGGAACTCAAGGATGCCATGGACCTGGCCTATCTGACGGGGCAGCGCCCGGCCGACGTGCTTAAGGTAGCCACTACCGACCTGAACGCCGGATTCTTGGTGGTCAAACAAGGAAAAACCGAAAAGAAACTGCGTCTTCGGCTGGAAGATGCAGGCGTTCAATCGGCGCTGAGTACCTTTATCAATGACCTGCAGGAGCGCCGCGCTTTGGCCGGTATCAAGACATCAAGGCTCATCACAAATACCTCCGGCCTTCGTATGAGCCAACAGATGTTGCGCAATCGGTGGGACGAAGCCCGGGAGAAAGCTGCTATTAAGGCCGGCGCCGACGGCGACTCATCCCTGGCAGTGCTGATCCGGCAATTTCAATTCAAGGACATACGCCCGAAAGCAGCCAGCGAGATAGAGTTAGCGCATGCGAGCCGCTTACTTGGGCACTCCACAGAGGAGATGACGAAAAAGGTCTACCGGCGAGTAGGCGAAATCGTTAAACCTACAAAATAGTACTTGGCCGCCCCTCGCGGGCGGGCCGTGTCGAGAATATACGATTTAAACTTTATTACTCACGATCGCCCCAGACCCAACTGATGTCTGTCCACTGATAGAGTTTAAAGCACCAGTAACAATCCCCAGCACCTCCAATATACCGCCCTCATTCGTTACATTGCCGCGCACGACCCCCCTCAAACTCGCACTACCGCCGGCCTGTACGACTAGGTGATATGCCACGCCGTTCAACGTTAAATCACCACCTGCGCCGACAACCACAGTGCCTGTTAACACCCCATTCAGGGTGAACAGCTCTGTAACGAATAAGTCGCCATTGATAACTCCATTCTCAATACGCAT